TATTGCGACTGGAAGAGCAGTTAATGAGGGTTATGCTAAAAAATCTTATCGAGATTTGACATTCAATATACCAAAATATATAGCATTAAATTGTCAAAAGGTTGATGAAATTTTTTGCTTTGATAATACATCAACAAGTATAGATTTAATTTATAGATCTAAATGTATAAATAACGAATCCATAGTCTCTATTAATAATTTAACATAGAATCAGTGCGCACAAGGATTATTACTGTATATGATATATATCATGTAATATTATATAAATAGGTTCTATATTCATGACTTATTTATAAAAACTGACAAAACATATAGCAATATTATAATAAGCGCAACACGAGAGAACCAATATCATATTTGCATAGAGAATATCAAGAGAAACTCTTAGTAATTTGATAAGGACATACGGACTTACCTGCCACAATATGTCAAAATCTATTCAGCGCCCCACGCCTCCTCCTCCTCCGATGACAGAAAAGATACTCAAAAATAATACACTAGATGTTATTATGAGTTTCTTGAAGGGTGTAAATGATAATGATAAAAAAGTATTTTACACCAAGTTTGCCAAAAAGTATAAGAATACTGACAAGCTTCTTGAAATTATTGAAAATTGTAAAACTCTTCAAGAACACAAAGATATAAATATGAATGTCAAAAATATGATTGAAGACTATATGATATATATTGAGAATGTCAGCAACAACAACACGACAGTTATTGATAAAAAACCGAAAAAGAAGAAGCCAATTTCAGCCGCAATTAAACGACTCGTTTGGAATACGCATATAGGCGAAGACATCGGGAAGCACAAATGCCTGTGTTGTAAAACGACTGATATTACGCAAATGTCCTTCAATTGCGGGCATATTATAGCAGAGGCAAATGGTGGCGAAGCAATTGTATCCAACTTAAAGCCGATATGCCAAAACTGCAATTCAAGTATGGGAACACGGAATATGAATGATTTTATGAAGAGCTTTAAATAGAATTATACCTAGGTTTCATGTTCAATTTATTTTTAGATAGAGATAATGAGGTGTGATTTTTGGGTAAAAAATATTTATAAAAATCTTTTTTAAATAATGCTATTATTTTGTAATTAATTGATTGTTCTGTTACAGCACAATCTTCCATTATATTTTTAAATTTATTTGATAAAAACGCAATTTTTAATTTATTAAGAACATTATAATCATTTTCTAATATAGCGTAAGCAAATTGTGTTAATCCATATTCGCCTTTTTTATCTATATAACAACCAATTGATTTTATTCGTCCGTTACTCCATATTAATTTGGAATTATCAAAATGTTCTATATTTTTATTTAAACATTTATTTTCTATTTTTTTAATATTATTAATATATTTTATTTTTGAATATTTAAATGTTGGTTGATTATTACTATTAATAGTATATATACATTTATATTTATAATTTTTATCTTCAATATCTCCAATCCAATCTTTTTGTGTATGATAAGAACATGGGTCGTATAATAACTTAACCTTTTCTTCATTTTTATTAGCAAATAATTTGTTAATAAAGTTAATATTTCCATTTGGTATAAATAATAATTTCTTAATATTAATTATATTAGGTTTTTGATTATTTTGATAATATATTTTTGTAATTGTTTTTTCAACATTTTTATTTTCTACTAAAATTATATCAAATCTTGTTTCACAATTAAAAGTTTTTAACCCATCTTTTTCATTATGTATTTTTATAATTAATAAATTACGGTCATATATGTTATTTTTTACAATTTCAAACTCACCTCTAATATCTCTCCATCCTGAAGGTGTTACAAATAATAAATACCCATCTCTATTTAAAAAATTAAATGAATCATTAATAAAAATATTCCATATCGGTGTTTTATTTTTATTATAGGGAGGGTTGCCTACAATTATATCAAATTTAATATCAGATTTATATATATTATCGTATTTACCATCAATAAAACTACCTTCAAATATGTTAAGTTTATAAATCTTACCGCAAAATATCTTCCTCATCATAAATACATTTGTTTTATCTAATTCTACCATATATAGCATATTCTCTAAAATATGTTTTCTCCTTTTCTCTTCATCTTCATACCCCTTAACATATTTCAATCCTTCCATCAATCTCATATATACTGCTACTGGAAAATTGCCCATGCCCGCAGCAGGGTCTAACCATTTTAGATTGGGATTTTTCCATACTTCTTCTGGTAAAGTATCTAACATTTCTCCTACCAATTTCATAGGTGTAAATACCTCTCCTCTTTCTCTTTTCTCTTTTTCTTTTGGTTTTAAGTTATCGTTAATAAATTCCAATAATTTATCAGGTTCATTAATATTATATAGTTTTTGTTTTCTCATCTGTATCTGTTTATTAATAGTTAGTAAATCCCCACCTTGTTTTTTTTCAGATTTACGAATATTATACACGCTATTTTTTACCATATTATATAGGTCTTCTTCTTTAATACTATTTTTAATTATTATTCTTTTTTCTAAAGTATGTATGAATATGTCTTTTAAATCTGTATCTTTATCTATACTTTTGAGAATTTTTTCTAATTCATAAATAAAATTATCATTGTTTTTAATATTAAAAGAACATTCATTACCATCTTCATCTGTGTATGATGTAATTAAAGACAATATAGATATTATCTCCGCGAATAAATACGCCCATAATTCGGGAGTAGAAGGTATTTTTTTACCATTTTTCTCTAGTTTTACAATATCTGCTATTGTCTTGATAGCCCCTTTTTGAAATTTGTTTTCATTTTCATCATCTAATTCTTTTTTTTTTTGCCTATTTTCTTTTTCTATATTTGTAAATAAATTAGTTATATCATAATCAGTTTTAAAAACATTACTATTAAAAATATTTTTATCTAATAATAAGTTCTTTATATTTTCTGTTTTAGCATCCCACGCATTATATAGTTTTTTAAAGAACTCTTCTACATATTTTTCATAACCTTTTGTATCCTCTCTATTATATTTATCAATAAACTTATGTTTATCTATATTTATTAAGTTAGCTATTAATTCATATTTTTTGTCCTTACTGTTATATTTGTCATAATCTAAATACATATCTGTTAAATAATCTATAGTATATAAGGTTCTTTGCGGGTTTAAATCAACCATAAACCCATATTTTTTTCTTCCACAATAATTTATACCATCACATTCTATATCTTCTTCAATTTCAGTCATACTCCTAAATAACATCTGGTATATTGCATCAGATGCTGTTATATTTGTAAATAAAGATACTATATCTACATTTTTCAAAGAAATGCCTAATTGTAATCTATTTCCAGCTAATATTATTAAACCTTCATATGCTTTATATTCGTCAGCAGTTAATAATTTCTTTTCTAAAGCTTCTATTTCAGTTTTTATATCTTGAGCTTTTTCCATTATTTCTACATTTTTAGGAATTTTATCCTTATTACCATTACCATCTTTTTTATCAATAGCAATATAAAACATATAATTTTCAAAGATATATGGAAACTTAGTTTGTAATAATTCTATTAATGATTTTGTAATTTTAGATATGTTGTATGCTGGCAAAAACCATAATTGTGTTGTTTTATGTTGAGGTTGTAATGTTCTGCATTTATTAGTACATATTTCTTCAATAATTGGTATTATTCCTTTCTTTTTATATTCATATTTTTTTTCATAAAAGTTATTTTCCTTTGCTCTATTATCATCTCCTACATAATAACCAAAATAATATTCTAGTAATTGCGTTAATTCCTCTTTATTTTTAAATTTACCACTTCCATTTACCATAAATAATTTATGCATATCAAACCCTACCTTTTCATCCTTTCCTATTTTTTCTATTTCTGTATCAAAAAAATCTTTGTCCCATACAGATGTAAGTAATATAGGTTCGGGAAAATGCTTATATTGTTTTATTATATTATTAATAACCTCATTGTTATCTTTTATTATGTCTTTTAATATAGGTTTTGGAATAGTATTATCATATAATATAATGGGTTTTGATAATATAAAGCCGTTATTTTTTAATACTTTTGTTAATATTTTTTTACCAAATTTTTCAGTAAAATGCGTAATAACCTTTGTAAAGTTTTTTTCAGTTATATTTTTAATTATTTTAATATCATTTAAATCCCACTTTATAATATTTTTATCATCAATTTCATATTTTTTCTTAGGTTTATCATAAGTTGCTGTTACATATATCTTATATGATGCTTCGTCTTTATCTAATTCTTTAAATATTTCTCCTGCTATATAAGTACTCATACCAAAATGTGCTTCATCTAAAAATATAAGTTTAAACTTGCTTTTTCCAAAATATTTGTTAATATTTTTTTTAATTTTTTCAATATCATATTTAATATCCTTATCAGTATCATCATCTTTATCTTTAAAACCTAATCGTTGCTTTGATATTAAAAATACATTATGTTTATTTACTTTTCCTTTTAAATCGGATGATGATATTCGCTTGTTTGGTTCATCTTTAACATCTATAGTAACAATATCATTATTAGCAAAATCATAATAATCATTAAATGCCTTAGAATATTGACTTAATGTTTCATTCGGTGCTGGCGTAATAATAACATAGTTGTTAAAATATTTTTTCCCTTCATATCTGTGTTTAATAACATCTGCCAAAATTGTTCCGGCCATAATAAAGGTTTTCCCTGAACGCGGTATAGCTCCAACTAAGATTTTTTTTTGATTTTTATCAATTAAATCTGATATTTTTTCTATAAATAATTCCTGATGAAATCGGGGGATAAACTTCTTCTTGTATGTTTTTAAATATTTTTCCTTAAACTCGTCGACATTATCTAAAAAGTTATAATCAGATAATGTTTTCATCAATTCTTTATAATAGTCTTCTAAATCAGATAGGTCATATACATTTTCGTAATTCCCATTTGGTGATATGTATTTAATTAATATATAACTTGACTTATTAGCATTTTTACACACTTTTTTAAAACCTTCCTTATCTTTGACAAAAAGTAATGTATTTATAGAATTATAATAGTTTTCATTTTCTCTATCTCTTATCAAAGTACATAAGTTTTGTATATCATATTTTTTTATATCTGTATCATCAATATATTTAACAGAAACTAAATTTAAATTATATTGAGTATCTATCTTTTTTTCTTTTGTTCTAAATGTAATATCAGAATACCCTCCTGAATTACCGCTAATATATCCTTGCTTTAAATATTTTTCAAAATAGTCTTCGCCTTCTATATTCTTAAAGTCTGATTTGTCTTTAATATTAATATTACCTGTTCCGTGTTCTGTATTTTCATTAGTAAATTTAGTTATATTAAACTTAATACATATATCCCATAGTAATTCATATATAAACCCCTGTTTTGATTTATTATTATCTATTTCTTTAGCAATTTCTTTCCCATTATCATTATTAAAAATATTATCAATAACCTCCTTCGCAGTTTTGTATTTCCTTTTCCCCAATTCTTTAATAAAATCTAATATTGTTGTATCAACAAGAACCTCGTCGGCGTCCTTCTGGATATTAGGAAACTTCTGTGCGCTAGTAGACTTTTTACTATTAGATACTTGCTTCCTTTTTGGATTATAGCATTTGCCATCTTTGCAAGCGTTTTTATATATAAATTTTTCACAATATTTTTTCTCTTCTTCAGTACAATTATCTGACATTAATATTTGTTCTAATTATAAATTATATTAAAGTTTTGATACAATAACAAAATAATTCAAATATTACTGCAAAATATTATTAGTAATATGTATGTTAAAATATATATATAATCTTGTATAATCACAAACAAAAAAATATAAAAATATATATTAGACATAATATACGGGTTATAACATATATTACTTCACGAGTTTGCGAGCATCGTAATAGCTAACGCAGAGGAAACCTGACTTTCCACGAGAATATCATTTAGCTTCTTTTTATTTTTCAATAGGTTTTTCTTGAAATCGCATAGTTCGCATTCATATATCCAATTGCGCTTACCATCGCCATTTAGAGTATCTACACGATATTCGTCCAAATCGAATATGATATAACAACTCTCTTCTAGGAGATGCTTCTCTCCATAATTATTCGCAAAGTTCGCATAATAATCTATGTGATTCTTTTGATATTCCATTTCCATCCATGCTTCATCTATAAGATTTATATATTTGTCAATCTTCTGCTGTTCTTCTTCATTTTCTCTGATGCTATAACAAACGACTTCTTTCATAATGTCCTTGCGATTATTGTAAAACTCGGCGATTTCGCGCTGAATATCAACAATCTCCATATGAGGCATTAGGCTCCCAATAATATATATCTGGGAATCTAATCAATTTTACAATTTTTATCATAATTTTAGAACAAAATAATAACCACTAGATAACTATATA